CGTTCATCTTGCTCTTGGTCTTTAGTTTTCGTGCCTACTAATATAATTTCATCAATCGGCTTGGTAGTAATGGTGCGAGATTTAGTTACACGGCTTGTTTCCTTGCCGTCTGTGAGCGTTACAACATCAATTACAGTAACTATACCATCTACGCCCTTAACGGCCGTCTGACGCTCTCCTAACGGCAAATTAGGCTCGTCTTGTTCTATTTGCTGGAAGTGGATTCGCTCGGTTCGTGTTTCTTCTTTGTTAACAATGACTGGCACTTTAGACTCATATTTAGCTGGGTTATTTATCATATCAACTATTAAAGGTATTTTTTCCATAATCCTAGCTGGACAGGTTGTTGGTGCTAATTCTTTATGACCCATTACAGCTGTCGCACCTTTAAGCTTAACATCTTGTGGTCGCCAGAAGTTAGCTATAACCTTACAATCGCCATCTCTTAAAGTGTAGTTTCGGTAATCGCCTAGACACTCTATACCGATAGAAGCTCGGTTGATTTCCCAGTTACCTGCGTGCCACGTTATCTGTCCCCATACGTCTTTGACTAGTGGGACTAGTCGGAAGCCTGCTGTGCGTTCAGCATCAGTGGCATCTGGTGTTGTGGCATCTACTCTTTGACCGGCAAAGTGAGCCTGTGAGTAACTCTTGGCGTTGTTATATGGATTATACAGCCCTGACCAGTTGGCTGGGTTACTTCCATAGGCTCTAGCAAATCCGTTATCAGAGAACCATTGAGCTAGTTCGGTTTTAGATTTATTCTCCCAAGTTGGTGTTACTGCGTGGTGTAAGACCAGATAATCTACTGTTTTACGATTAACATCTGCCATTATTACCCCCTAAAAAACTTATCTAATCCGTACAGTGCTAGTATCATCGTCACTAGGATTGTTATTGCAACGCCAGCGATTTTCTTAGTCAATCCTGATATAAAGTTCTCAATCTTCGTTACCCGACCACCAACACAATCTATATCTTTGACTATTTCTTCTTGCTCTCTTCGTCGCTCTGTTACAGCTGTTAAGAGTTCCTGTTTAGTAGCAAATGAGTTTGACATTGAAGTCAACTTGGCGTTTATTTCTGCCATATTTTTTGACATATAAATAAGATGAATACCAACTTCTCGAACAGTTGTAGGTGGTTGTTTGTGGTCAATTACTGGTTCTTCCATATTATGCTGCTTCGTAAGTTCCAGATACCCTAATTACCGCCCCACCTAGAGCGTAGTTAGAGCTGTCATATTTTCTAACAAAGACAACGGTGGCCGAGTTGTCCGTAAAAGCAAATCCACCTACAGTAATACCAGAACCAGGAAGAACACCACTATAAAATACATTATATAAGTTGGCGGCGGCTACTGGTAGGGTAAAGGTAATTGAGTTGCTAGCAGTTCCACCAGTTGTACCTGTGGCATATAGATTAAAGAATATAGTCTTTCCTATTTGAAGATATTTTGCGTATCCAGTTGTTATAGATGTATATGTCATACTACCAGAAGCCCCATAAGTAGGTGTCCAAGTAGTCCAAGCTCCACCTGGTTCTCCAGCAGTAGTATCTAATTTAGCATTAGTTATAGCGCCATCTGCTAAAGCAGCCGTAGATATTGAGCCATCGCCAATTCCACTTCCAGTTGCCAATGCTTCGATGTTATCAACTAATTTATCTAAGTCAGCAGCCGGTAAGGTTGCTAGTGGTACAAAGTCCATATTTTGATTTGGTAGATTGCCTGTTCCTGTTGCCATAATTTAATTCTTCTTTCTTATTTTATTATACATTATTAGATTAATTACCATCTTTTATAACCGATTATCATTGAATTTGGTTTAGGGAAGTGGTTAGACTCTCCACCAGTAAACTCAATAAGTTGTGATGATATCGGGGTGGCTATTGTTCCGTCTGGGTTATAAACTATATAATCTGAAAAATAGTATTTACCATCGCCAGGTAGAACTACACCTCCACCTGGTATTGATTGAATGGTATGATTGCATATTTCCCAATGTAAATCTCCAGCGAATACTGACGTAGGATTGAATGTAAGACTTCCAGCTAATAATCTTACCTTGAACTCAATGATTAAATCACTATGAAATATACGATAGTCATAACTATATATTGCTTTATTAGTTCCGTTATCATAGAAATTACCAGAGCCTTTTATGTCCATTTGCTCACCAATTATAGAAAAATAAGTCTTACCGCTTACTCTAATAAATAAATCGCCAGCTAAACTATCATTATTAGGAACTACATTTTTAATTATTATTGATAGTTGATATCCAATGTTTGTCGTAGTAAGTGTTATGTTAGCATTTCGTGGTGCAACCGTTAAATCACCACTAGCGATAATCTTATACATGTTAAAGTTTGAACTCATAACCTTTTGGTCATCGGTTGCAGTGGTAACGTCATATCCAGCCTGAGCAACTTCTATCAAAGCGTTTTGCCCTGGCACACTACTAATTATTAAGTTAGGAATGTTATTCTCATCTCTGCCTATAATACGATTGTTGTCTTGCTCAAATCTAAGTCCACCGTCTATTCCGTCAACTGATTTTTGACCTGTTGAATATATTTCTGCCATAATTAAATCCCCAATACATCAGTTCCGTCAAGCACGGATTGATCTAGCGTAAAGAATCCAACTTGAGCTGTGCTGATGCAACTTAATGTTTGATTAAATCCATCACTATTAATCTTACTAGATATTGCTACTATTTTATAATCACCTGAATACGGTGCGTAGTCTACAGTAATAACATCATTTAATTGTAGTGCTGGATTGCTCTTAATTGTTATCTCAATCTGATTAGCATAATTTCCATAGTAGAACAGAATTGGTATAGCTAATGACTGAGCCTGATTAATTGATTGTATAAAGTTGTTCTGTATTTCAAGTGGTTTTTCACCGAACTTATCTATACTTGGTTGATTTACTTCTACATATCTTACAGTATCAACAATGATTGCTGGCTCGCCCCATAACTCAATACCATTTATCTTAACGTCAAAGGCATTTGTGTTTTGAAAGAATATAGTAATACTATTAACCTTTAAAGATTGACCAGTAACCGCTACGTTCGTTGTTACCTCTGTATCATCTGAGACTTTTAACGCTGTAAACCACGAGTCAGTTGTTGATACGCCTAATGTTGGATTAGTTACGGTATTACATGGGTTCTCTAATTGAATATCCATTAATCCGGTTGAGTTTGCCTTAATAACAACTTCACTGCCAGTTGGCTGTGAGTAGATTATCTGTTTCGATTGTAGCTCTCTAATATCCGAAGTAATCTTAACCTTATTTATGATGAAGTCTTTATCTGGCACTGTTAGATCAATAATCATACCGCTATCTAATGTTTTAACTGATGCCCCTAGCGTATTATATCTATTAGTGAAGCGTATTATTCCTGCTTCATTAAGCCATAAGTTACCCATCTCGGCTTGCATTAAATCTCTAAATATATTTATAGCCTTTGTGCCTATCTCATAGTATAGAAATGGAATCACATTATAGCCCTGATCTAAACTATACATTGAACTTGCTATACCGAACTGTGTGAATAAAGCCGCTAAAACTTGGTCTGTTCTAACATTCTGCATTGATACAATCTCGGTTGTATCCATATCAAACATCTCGTATAGAAAGTCGACAGCATTAAATGAGAACGTCTTGTCTTTGGCGTTTATTGTTGGCATCTGATTTGTAACACCGACAAATTGAGGTATATTTTCGCTCTTAAAGCCTGTTAATATCCTAACTGGTCGTTTAGGAATAATGTAGTTGTCTATTGGAGAGCCAGAGTTAGGCGTAAAGTAATCGTCATAGTTATTAAAGGTTACGTCTGCAAGTGCTGATGAAACAGAATAAGGGAACTCAATACTTCTTGACCATTCAGCCGATACGATTCTATCGCTATAATCTACATATTTGTAAAAGTCCCAAGCCTGTATAGGTGTAACATCTTGCGTTTGTAGAATATCTGAACCGTCTAGTATTGAATCATCTAATGTGAAGAACTTAGTTGTATCATCATAAGCTTTATCAAATGAAACACTAACTCGTGCTGATAGCGGTCTTACATCAGCTTCGGCTAGTGCAGTGAACTGAGGTGATACAGTCTGCATATTAAGACCCCAATTGTTTAGTTTCTCTAAATGTCACTTCTACGTTTTGAACTCGGCCACAGTAGTTTACTACCTCTTGCTGATTAAGTGTCATTCTGACTGGAACATTCGCTACGTTGTAATAATCTATTGAAAGTTCTGGGTATTCAAATAAGGTGAATTGTCTATCATAATAACCTTTTAATATATTATAGTCTGATTCATCCATATAAGCCCACGTGTGCGACCAAACACGTTTTTGTGTTAGGAAGTCCGTATAAACATTATAATCGAGTGTCTGAACGTCTGTAGCACCCTCAATCGTTTTAATTGATAATGGAACTTCTAGCATTTGTAAAGTTGATGTTCCTGTTGCGTCTGTTAGTTCTAGTTCTATCATAATCCACTCGCAATCGGCTGTTGGCCTTTAGATTGTAATACTTCATTTAATCGCTTGCCGATTACCTCGGCAAACTTACGCTGGTCTTGTGGTGAAGATACTATAGCGCCTGATACGTTGATCGTAATGCTGCTATTTGAACTACCACCGCCCATCTGGTCTAGTTTACTCAAAGGAACGACAGCTTCTGGCTCTCTACCCTCGCCAATTAAAGCAAGTGTTGGACTTGATACAATACCACCGTCAGCAAGTTTAGGAATATTCAATAATCCAAGTTTCCCAATATCAACACCTGGAATAGCATTTATGGCATCTATGGCTGTATTTATGGCATTTATAAATCCGTTGATAGTAGTCTCAGCAAATCCAAGTATCGCATTGACTACGCCTTTAACTGCTCCACCGATAGCATCACCAATAGCTGTTCCAACTTTACCAAATATTCTAACTATGCTATCCCATAATCCTTCGAAGAATCCATAGAATCCGCTAAAGGCGTTTTTTATAGCTTGCCAAGCACCGTTGAATATATCACCGAACCACTTACCTATACCCTCGAATATCTTAACAATTCCGTTCCAAGTATCTATAGCCCACTGTGATATATTAGCCCATACATCACTCACAAACTTCGATACTGCATCCCAGTTCATTATGATTAACGCAACTGCCGCTGCGACTGCTGCAACTATAAGTCCTATAGGGCCAAGTGCTAATAAAATACCAGCCGCTAGTCTAGCACCAGCTAATAATCCCTGTATGCCTAAGGCGATTAAGGCCGGTGTTAAGAATATACCTATTACTATAGCTATTTGTTTAACAGTCTCGCCATTTTCGCTTAACCATCCTGTCGCTGCTTTTACGGCATTAGACATTATTGCAAATGGACCAGATGGGTCAATTTTTCCAGTTACAGCATCTACACCTAGCATTCCAAGTCCAACATTCGTGACTGCTTCTTGTAAGTTGCTCATACGACCAGCAAATGTTTCACTTTGTTTTATCGCACCACCAAATGCGAATCCGCCCTCTTTAGTGACTTCACCCATAACAGTAAGTAAATCGTCGGAAGTTATAGCACCTTTTTCCATTGCATCAGCTAACGTTCCGAAACCTTTTTTACCAGCTAAATCAGTCAATGGTTTGCGTAAAGCACCTGCACCTGCATTCATTATTTGATAGAAGTCTTGAGTCTGAAGTTTACCTCTAGCAATCGTCTGAGTTAGAGGTAAGGTCAATTGACCGAGATTAGCACCAGTCGCACCAGCTATGTCTGCTGTATTGCTCAATATAGTCTGTAAATCCTCTACTGCTACGCCTGCAGCCAAATAATTACGCCCAGCCGCCTGTATATCTTTGTTCTCGAACGCTGTCTTCTTACCTAGCTCGTATAGAGTACTCATGACTTTATTAGTTGAATCAACATTACCTGTTAAGCTCTCAAATGAAGCCCTGAGTGATTGTATCTCTGATGCACTATCAACAAATGTCTTTACAATCATAGCGCCAGCCAGCGCCATAGCGGCAACTGCTACCTTAGAAGCATCAGAGAATGTACTACCGACTTTTTTAGATGATGAATCGGCTGAACCTTCAATTTGCTTATTGGTACGTTCTATCTCTCTAGCACCACTCTTGTATTGAGCAGTGTCAATCTTCGCTATTAGTGTAATCTCACCGACTGTTGTTGCCATTATAGTTTCGCCTGTTTAATAATATCTTTTGTCATTCGTTTAAATGTTGAGTTTGGTCGTTTTGAATTAGCTGCACCTGCACCTATAAAACTAGCGTGTGCCATTCTATAGTGATTTAAGGCGTCTAGCTTGCGACTTGCTTCTAACATAGTCATCATTTCATCTACGGTTATAACATCGTTTACAGCGTCTCTGTACGCTTCCCAGCCGTATGCTTTAGCAAACTCAGCCAGTGCCAGCCACTCATTATCAATTGGTATTTTAGATGATTGATGTTGTCTTATTTTTTGTAAGTCTTCAGGACTCAGTGTATCAAGCAGATTCTTGGCCATCAGATTGACCCCTTGCATCTTCAAATGCTCGCATAATTATAGTTGTAGGCGTTTCGTCTATCCACTTATGAACTGATGAATTGTCTTTATCGTCTGTAAATACTGCCGAGAATATGTCAAAGATTATCTTTTCATTATCTTCATATTTTTTAGCGTAATCTTCATAACTATCAAGCTCTTCATTTGTAATAGTCTTATCGGCTATTTTTTTATCCAATAGATCAAGCCTTGCCTGATATAGTTTACAAGCTCGTGAGGCTTGGCTGAACCGCAACTCAGTTCCAGCACCAGGCACAGTTATATTCCAGATGTTGCCATCTATGTCTACTTTACCTGTCTTTGTGTATTTGCTAGTGCTGATTTTTAGCGGTTCAGTCATATTTTACCCCTTTATACTTATTATATACTAACTTGATGTTACAGCAGCGTATGTGCCACTGTCTTCATCAAATAGAGTCTCTTGTGTCAAGTCACCAGTTCCAACAATCACCAATGCGCCAGTTGTAACATCTGGTTGAACGTGTGCTACTACAGGAATAGTTAATACTTCACCTGGAGTAAATGTTGCACTAAAGTTCTGACTTAATAATACATTAGGGAAATACCAATCTTCATCAGAGTTGCTATCGCAAGTCCAGTGAATAACTAATTTAGCTGATTCACGAACCGTGCAAGTCAATCCGCCAAATACTGTTTGACCAGCAATGGTCGGCCTATCTACTGATGGGTCTGATAGTTCTGGGTAAACTTGTCTTAATGCAGCCGCAGTCAATACCATTGTGAATGATACTTGTGGCTCTTCGTATGTTTCGCTAGGTTTTGTGAAAGTTCCAGCAAAGGTTGGGTTTGATACCGTTCCCTCATCGCCAGTAACTTCGATTGAGTCTGCCAACATCTCTGCTGGTATTCTAACTCCACCGTAGCCAGCTCGGTAGATTGTAACGTCTACTTTGCCTGATTTTGAACCTATGTCCATTTTATGCTCCTTTATTAAATCTTATTTCGCCACTTATTACTTTGACGATTTTTTCATTCTCGTCTGTTCCTACGTTTTCAACTGAAGATGTAGGCGTAATTGTAACATTTGTGTATTGTGCTAGAGAATAAGGTGGAACTTGTGGCAAGTCGCACACCCCATAGGCTGTTTTTAAGTAGTCTAAGATGTTCTCTAACTTCTGCGCTGTTTTTATCTTGTTAGCGTATCGTGCATAAATATCAAAGTTCTGTATGCCGACATTCAAACGTGTAACGGCTGAACCTCGTGTAACAATCCATACGCCCTCTTTAGGCTTGCCTATGCTATCTAGTGGGGCTTCTTCAAAGAATAGATCAGTATCTATCGTTCCGAAGCCTTCATTTTCTAGCAGTTTAAGAATATGTAATGTGATCATACTTTACCTTTAAAATATTTACTTACGTTACCTCTAGCAACATTTTCACCAGCTTTAGCAAGGTATCCTGATTGCGTTTTATGCTCGAAATGTTGTCTCCTCGCATAAGGCACTCTCGATGAACCGAACTTTATCGCATAACCATCTGTAACTGGTGCTATATTGGCACTCGTTCTCAATGCGCCTGTATCAATCGGTGCTAGTATAACAGCTCGTCGTTCTACATCAGTTGTAAGTTCTAGTAAACCTTTTTGTAGTCCAGCTTGTATATTACTAGACCAATTAGGCTTCATAGTAACTTTAACTGACATATACCCAATCCGAGTAATCAGTTTCCTGTAATGTGGCAGTGTAGTGTTCCATGATACCGGTATGGTAGTTCATTCCACCAGTTATGCCTATTATCTCGTAATCCTGATTATTAACTGTTACGCCATGACCGATTAGATTATTGGCGAATGATTCAGTCGGTTTAATATGTAAAGTTGCATTGCTTGTCTTTGTCTCTGAGTTTTCACCTCTTACCATTTGACTGCGTAGCTTAAACACCCCAGTCGCAGCGGTTTCACTGACAATCAGATTGCCAGCTACACCGCCACGGCTTACTTCTAAGAAAGTGTAGTCTGTAAGTTCGAAAACATCAAAGACATCCATTATCTGCCCTCGTGCCGTAAGTGTCCAACATAACAGGTAGAGTATTTATCTAGCGTTCCTGAGTATTTATTAAAGAACGATTCATCTAAATCTGCGTCTTGGAAGCTGATAGAAAAATCTTCAACTTTCTTGTTTTGTACCGTTGGGTCTTGTTTATTCTTCTTAGTAATAAGGTCGAATAATCCAGCGTACACCATTTGCAAATCAGATGGTATTGTATTAAATCCCCAGTTAGCAGATACTTCTACTTCCTGCTCTCTTGTAAACTTACAGCCAAACACGATTGAGTTATACCAGCTTCCATTTCGTCTATCCCATTGTCTAACTTCATAGTCAGTGGTTATTACACCATCAACTTTAACCTCATAGACTTCTGTGAATATATCAGTGAAAACTGTGCTATAACCTTTTCTTGCGTCATAAACGATTGTGTCTAGGTCTGCCGACTCCATCATTCCTGATAGAGTCGAGCAGATTAAACTTTCAAGTGTTTGTTCAGCGATTTCAATGTACAAATCGAAGTTTGTAACTTCATTAGGCGATAAGGGTCGCCCTAGTAATGCAGCTACTTGTGATTGTTCCATCTAGTTTGACCCTTTCGTTAATTAAGAACTTACTACGTCAGCAGCGATTGCAACAGCACTTTTACGAACTGTTAATCCACCACCAGCATAAACTTCTTGCAAGTATTCTTGCTTGTTAGTCTTTAGAATGAAGTTTGTGAAGCTTTCGATTGAGCTATCACCAACCGTCTTGTAGTTAGCAAGAACGACTAGGTAAGCATCGTTATCTAGGTCTTCAGTCATCCAGTCTGGTTCGATAACATCAGCAAATCCAAGTAATGCACCCAGGTTTGTGCCTGGAGCAAATAGGAATCCACCATTGATATTTTCTTCAAGTAGTAATTCTGTTAGGTAACCTTTTTTAGCTATCAATACTACAGGGCCGTCAGCTTCTAATTGGTCTTTAGCACGTAGCAATGAAGCATATCGGCTTTCACCAACAACAGGAACGTAAGTCTCTGCAAATACGTTATTAGCAGCAGCATCAGTTTTAATAGCGACAAAAGAGTCAATCTTGTAATCGCTACCAGCCAAACGACCATCGCCAATGACGATAGCACGTTCGATTTCACGAACAATACGTCGTGGAAGCTCTGTTAATACGTATTTAACCAAAGCACCTGTGCTTCGTTGGTTCTTAACATCTTCTTTGTTAAGAGTAATGTACTTGTAGATGAATTGTGGTCGTAGAACACGATCAGCAATTGTGATAGTCTCTTCAGCCTTATCAGCATTCTCAGCTCGGTTATATCCCTTAGCTCGTGAGTCTTCGCCAGTAACTGTGTCCCATGCTGCACGGAATACGTCAGCGCCGGTCTTAGTTACTTTGTTCCAAATCTCGCCACCATTTTTGAAGGCATCTTCAATTTCGGTGATAAGAGCAGTTGGAAGCAAAATCTCTGGGTTTGATACACCCATTTTTACTTCTAAGTGGTTTTTCCATGCTTGTCGAACATCATCAGATGTTTTACCAGCTTGGTCTTCTAATACATGAGCAAAAGCTTCCATCGCATCTTTACTTTTTAGGTAAGATTTCATATCAGCTTTTACTTCTACTGTTGCCTGAGCTTTTGGCTCTAGGACTTGTGATAATGCAACGTCTTCCATTGTATCCTCTTCGACTATTTCATTAGTTTCAGCTTCTAGAGTATTAGTCACTTCCTCTATAACTGGTTCGTCAATAACAGTTTCGTCTGTATCTTCAGCTACGTCTGCTTCGACTTCTTTGGCTTCTTCACTATCATCATCGGCCTGAGCCTGATTAAGTGTTTCGGCTTCAATAGGTTTAGCCACATCTTCTTGATCCTCGCTTTCTAGTTTTTCAGCTAGACTTTTAATTGAGTCTTTTGTAGCTTGCATACTAAATGCAAAGGTTCCGTTTAATGCGTTTTGGATGGTTGCTTTGAGATCAGCTTTTTCAAGATGAATAGCCTCATCAGCAAATCCGAGTTCAACAGCTTCATCTGCCGTCATCCATGTTTCAGCTTCTAGCATTTCTGCAATCTTTTCTTTATCTAAGCCAGTTCGCTCTGCATATATCGGAATAATAGACTCCTCAATTTTCAACAGAACTTGTTTAGCTTTGTCTAAGTCATCCACATTTCCACCGGCATAAACTGATGGTCTGTGAATCATCATTAAAGCACCTGGTGACATAATTATCTTATTGCCAGCCATTGCTATAATTGATGCGATTGAGGCTGCTAATCCGTCAACACGGATAGTAACTTCGGCATCCAATTCTCTTAAAGCGTTATACATTTCTAGTCCAGCAAAAACATCACCACCACCACTATTAAGTGATACGGTTAGATTTTGACCTTTATATTCAGCTAATTCTTTGCGTAGTTGACTTGGCGTAGCCTCGTCTCCAAACCAAGATTCATCTGATATAGGACCAGTAATGACAAGCTCCGTTCCATTTGTCTCAACGACATCTTGGAACTTCCAGAACTTTTTTGCCATCTTTACCTCTTCTTTTAAGTTTATAACCGCTACACGCTTATATACAAGCTTCCGCTTTGGTCTATTACTATTATAACAGTTTACCTATACGCCTGGGTGAACATAGTATGCCACTTTGAGCGATACTTGATTATTTACTGCTGTCGCATAACTATTAATTCTGAATGATCGTGCTTGCATCCTATGCCACAGTCTTGGTGGTCTTCGTTTATATGGTCAGACAGCATAGATATTTTGATCTCGTTATCCATCTTACATTTTCGGTCTGGACAGCGGACTGTGATGTGCGAACTCTCAATAGCCTTAACATTCAGGAATCTATCGCAATACTTACACCTAATTTTTAATTCGTATGCTATTTTTTCACTCGCCATATCATTGCTCCTTTTCCATTAGGGTGAATATCACCTGCACTGTAATCTATCCAGTCATTTACAAATACGGTTCCGTCTACGCCTATAACCATCTGTCCCTCTGCTAAGAATGGTGTTTCAGCACTAAACCATTTGCCCTCGTAAGTCTGACAAAACTCACATGGTGTTGTTGGCGAGCCTTTATGTGTAAGTGATTTTTCAAACTCTAGTCCAGTTTCAGATGTTAAGTTCAACATACCCTCTAGATTGCCCATAGCTTGCGAACGGTTTAATTCTGTTCGTGCTAATCGCTTAACTCGCCAGTCATCTATGTTGACAATCTCTTTTAATGCTTTTTCAGTGTCTTTACGATTTAAGCCTTGCTCTACAGAGTCCGCTAGCACCTTTCTAATTGATTTTGCGGTATCTTGGCTATATGTTGTGCCAACACGTCTTAGATAGGCTCTGTAGTTGTCTAACGTAGCGTCTGATATGTTAAAGCCTTGTAGTTCTTTGATATTAAGTCCAGCAATTGCAGCACCAGTATCATAACCGTCTTCACCATAGGCTAGTAAAATACCAGCAACGATTAACATCATTTCATCAACGTAAGTATCAAGTTCTTTATCATCGGCTTCTGGCTCTGCGTCAGTCTCTTTTAGTTCATTTATAACTCTACTAATCTGAGCTTCCATGAACTTTATTGTCTCGGCTTCCATTTTTTGTTGATCGGATAGTTCGGCTGTTGGTCGTAAGTTAAGCGGCTTAATACCGTCTATCTCTTCAGGGTCTGGTGAGCCTACAACTTCATTTCCCTCATCAACGTCTGGCTTATCGTTTTCAATTACAAGTGGTGCAGTCATGTTAAGTAGTTTATAAGAGTTGGATAGTTTAAATGCATCAATGACTGAGTCCAGTGAATAACCTGCATTAACCATATTATTTATTATTTGACTCTCAATAGCTTTGCGTTCGGCTTCTACCTTTTCTTCGTCAGATATAGTAGGTATTTCGTACTCAAATGTTATAGCAATACCAGTGCCACCAGTTATACGGTTTAACTCGTGATTAAGTTGTGTGTAGTTTCGCAAGGCTAGTGGATAGACAGCTCGTTTACAGAAGCCGGCGTTAGCTACCTGGGCATTGGCGTAGGTTGCAGCGTCATCAATTCCCTTAACAATAGCAGGAACACCGTAGGCTGTATCAATCTTATCGTTTACTTGGCTAAAGATTTCACTTAGGCCAATATCTCGGTTCTTTTCACTGAATGGAGTCCACGTTATTTGAGCTTGAGCAGGTTTGCCAGTTTGGTCAATCGGTGTGTGAGCATAAGTTACTCGGCCATTCTTACCAGCGCCTTTATGTCGTGCTTCGATTGTATCTACTATGTCGTTGAACTCTTTTTCAGATGCAGCAACAATACTTACAAGTCCAGCAGGAACAGCACCATTCTCAAAGAAGCCTGATTGAAAGTCTGCAATATAATCGTCAAGCGTAGCCCATCGTCTGGCTGCTTCACTTGGTGAGTAACCGTCATACAGGTTAGTAGGATTAACGCCACCAGGTAATACAATAACCTCGTTTTCACTAAATTGTTGTGAGCCTATATTGTAGTAAGTTTTACCGTCAACTCGTGTGACAGTTGGATATTCTAAGAATGTAAAACCAGCAATATTATTGCCTTTTGTGCCGTAGAAGTTTCCACCAGGTCGTGCAACACCGCCCTCGTCTCGCCAGACAAGTAGATAAGTCTTTTTGTGATACAGGGTGCTGATTGCCATCTTTTCAAAGAACGCAACGGAACTATCTAATTGGTTGGGGTGATATAGTGCATTGATGATTGGATGGTTTTGTATTGGCTTGCCATTAGCGTCGATGGCATACGGTTTAATGCCCATATATTCGTTTGCGATAGCCCTAATACTTGGATAGGCACTTGAATAAGCGTCTGAGCTGTAGTGGTTGAATATCGACTGCATTCCGTGTGATGGTGCGTAGCGATTATGTGTCATTTTTGGGGCGAAGATTGCTTTGATTTTTTCAAACATTTAATGATTCCTTATATAATCTAATTATAACAGTTTGTCTAAAGTATTGACTAGCGAATACCACCATAAGTGATTGGCTTGAAGTTCATAGCTCTGTTAAGCAATGCTAATGCCATCACTTCATCATCGTGAAATCCCTCTGGAGCTGAATAACTGAACTGCCCATTAGCTCGTTGCTCGTAGGCGTATATTGATAGCTCATCGGTTAGTGTTTCAATGGCAGGATATTTAATAGTTCCATTATCCATAGCGATAGATAAGTCTGATACAAGTGATTGTTTAGTAGTTGATGTAAACTTAAAGCCCTCTAGGTTAAGGCCGGCATTCTGTAAGTCATCAAATATACTATCACCTACTCCAGTTGCGTCTATTACGCCTGATCCACACTTGAATAACGTATAGGCTTGAATTATACGGCTTTTTTGTAATCCCCAGTCAATCTGATTAAACCTATCGTGATATACGACCTGTCTTGTTGATAAGTCTCCAATCATTATTACAGTAAAGTCAGTATGCTTTGCTAGGTCGGCAGCCAAGACGTACCGGCCGCCATCAACAGGCTTATCTAATAACTTACCAAATATATTCTCATAGATGTTTCTAAATACTGAGCCAGCACCATCAATAAACTCGGCCATCATCTCTTGTCTAAATGCTTCTTCGGTCATTGTTGCTTTAGCTTCTATAATTTCCTGCTCAGTCCAGTAAGGCGAGTCATAGGCTGTAAAAGTATAGTGTGGGTATCTCATATAAAGGCTTTCAAATGTGTTCTTGCCCTTTGGTGTTCCGATTATACGCACCATTGCGTGTTTAACCATTGGGTATAGTGTGTTTTCCCATAGGCTACGCTTCTTAAAGATTAGTCCGCCCTCATTTAATACAGCATACTTATATCCAAAGCCCTCCATCATCTCTGGTCTTTCAGCCGAGCCAAAGTCAATGTATGAGCCATTATGGAATACGAGTATCTTTTTTTGTGAGTTCCAGTTACATTTATCCCATAATCCCATTTTCGTAAGTAGTTTTCTGAAGTAACGATCAACGTACTTATCAATGTTTGAGTGTTTAGTATCTACCCATAGACCGGCAGCTCCGGCGTCATTATCTAGCATTTGTATAAGCCATAAAGCCCAGTTGTATGTCTTGCCAATTCTACGACCAGCCTTAATAACTATAATACGTCTAGTATCTAAATAGGCTTTTCTAAGGAACTTCGGTATTCCTATCTTATTCTTCTGGTTTGTCTTCAAAGACGATTGTTGCACCTATTTGTTCTCCCTTTGAAGTCATATCAATGTGTTGCTGTGCTTTACCCTCTGTTCTGTCTGTAACCTCTTTAAGCCAAGCTAGTTCTTTGCGAGATTTAAGCTGTGCATTGTATGCTTTCTCTTGAGCCATAGTACGTTCATCTTCTGGGTGATTATTTAACCATTCCTTAAACTCTTTGACTGTCATTCTATCCATTAAGTTAAGCTGATATGAATAACTATCTTCTTTTTTCCAACCACCCGGGTTTCTATTTTCTGGGTGATCGCCAAATCCACCCTTGCCAGTTGGGTTAGGAGGTGTTGTAACTTGGTTTGTAGTTTCCATAACCTTATTATACCTCAACTTCTGGTGTGTTCTCTTCCCAGCCTTTTTCGTCATTATTGTTTATAAACTTCCAGTATCGCTTTCTAATCACGTCAACGTATTTCGGGTCAAGTTCCATACCATAGCAAGTGCGGTCTGTTTGCTCACAGGCTATGAGAGTAGAGCCAGAGCCGAGGAATACATCAAGGACTATTTCGCTCTCTCGGCTACTTGACTTGATAGCCATAGCGCATAGAGCCAACGGTTTAGGCGTGGCGTGTTCACCTGTACCTTCTCGCTCTTGTTGACTGGTTCGTTCAAAGTGCCATACGTTGTTCATGTTGTCGTGAGTGTTATCAAAATAAGCTCTTGTTGCGTAGTATTCTTTTTTGATTTCTTCGTATTCTTTTTTGATTTCTTCGTATTCTTTTTTGAATGCTTCTTTATTAGATAACGCTTGAAGTGCTTTATACTTTTCTTCTGTTGGTAAGTCCCATTGAGATTTACTAAACCAATGCAGTCGAGGGTCTACTCCTAGCTGTTCAGCTATCCACTTATCTGTCCAGCCCATCTTTTTCTTTTCACCTTCTAAATATAAACGAATAGGTTCCCATGCCTCAAAATAGTTGTCTTGGTTTGTATTAAACCCCTGAACACCACCCATAACAAATAGACACTTCTCATCAGCAACGGCATAACTTCTAAATTCTTCTGCTCTTTGTCCTTGTCCGTTACCTTTATCCCATGTAATCAAATTGCGAAAGGTGAGTTTCTGTTCCCCAGCCATCGGCTTGAGGATATGTGAGTAAACGTCCATCAATGGCTCATCGATGCCCCAACAGTACCAACTGCCAACTTCTTTCATAAAATCGAACGTTAGTGGTATCCACAACTTGTTAAACTCTAGAAGTTTGTCATAGTTGAGATTGTCATTAAGCACGCCCTCGTTCTCTTTCTTCATTCCATAAGGTGGGTCTGTGAACACCAAGTCAGCATTCTTGCCCCCCATTAACTTCTCGTAGCTTGTACGGAGGGTTGAGTCCCCACAAAATACCCTATGTCGCCCCAACTGATACACCTCACCGAGCTTGCTCACTGGCGGTTCATCAGATATTTCTGGGGCTTCATCTTCCTCGACTTCGGTATCTTCGCCCCAGCCGTCAGGTGTGTCAAGCCCCCAAGCGTCTAGCTCTTCGGCATCCCACTCATTCGCCAGAATATCCCAATCCCACTCACCACCACTTACGTTGTCTTTAATGACGAACTGGCGTTGCTTATCTTCTGACCAATCGACAACTTTCACTGGCACTTCTTTGAGTCCGGCTTCTTTGGCTGCCTTGAAGCGCATATTGCCACCTAGTATGATGTGGTCTTTATTTACCACGATTTCCCTAGCGTCGAGCATTTCAGGGAACTCCTGTATTGATGCGACTAGCTTCTCGAACTTATCGTTGCGTATCGTTCTAGGATTTTGTTGGTTAGGCTTTATTTTCGATATTGACATCATTGTTCTTTCGCTCATACATACCTCCATTCACAGCCATACATCACTTTGCCAGTTCTGCAACAAGTAGATATATTCCCACGATTATACCCAGTCTGCCTTGATGCTTCATGAGCAGAAACATATTCGCCTATTAGATTGCCGTCTTTGTATTGACGTACTTTTTTTCTAGTATCGACGGCAATTTTTTCAAAGTTTTTAACTAGTAACCCATTTTTTACAGCATGATTCATATTATCTTTTGCACTCACAAGTTCAAGGTTCGACAGTTTATTATTAGACTTATTTCCGTCCTTGTGATTGACTTGCAAACTACTCTTTCCATAGAAAGCATCTGTTACTAACCGATGCACTGTTTTTGTCTTATGGATTCCGTCCTTGCATAGTGTGACGATCCTGTAACCACCCCTATCAACTCCCTGTTTCAGTGTCTTAACATTTTTATATCGTCCAATAAGCGATATAACTTCACCGTCCTTGTTTATTCTGTATAGACCCTCATAACCCACAATGTCTTTTTCCATACTCTAATTATATCATATTAGTCCGAGGATTGTCTGGGTTAGTTCTAAGTTTTGTTATGTCCATAATACTCCTTTATTGCTTTTATTAAATTATCTTGTATCCATTTAAGGTTTGGTATCGGTGGGAACTCGCCATAGCCCTGTTCTTCTCGGCCTGTGCCAGTGAGGTAATCTCTGAACTTAAACCCGTCTCCGATTACACCACCGCCCCAGTCTTGCCATTCTGCCGGTATTCCGTAGGCTTCTGCAATTACTATTCCGTGTAATGAACTTGATATAATCTTTTTGCATTGCTTAATCTCTCTGACAAACTTCTTCCAGTCTAGTGTCTGAATGTCTATCTGGTGTTTGTTTTTAAATAGTAGGTTGAACTTATGCTTTTGAATGTAGTGTGGTATGTATCCGACATCGTGTATTTGCTCTACGTCAGGGTTATACATTAGTGGAAGTAGTAACGCAGGGTCGCCATAAACTTTTGGTACTTTAGCTCTGCCATTTATCAAGAGTCTGCGAGTTAATCTACCTCGGACTGCTAGATAGGTTGCAAATGGTTTAATCAGTGGTTGATTACGGATTGAACCTGCTCCCCAGACTACATCGCCAGGTTGTATTGAACTACAAATCGAGCCTATGCCTATAAACTTGCCTTTTTCTGGTCGGCCAACATAATTCACCTTAAAGCCCAGCCACTCTAATACTGGTTTGTTTAGGTGATCGCCTAGATTTCTATTCTTGTCTGTCAGATAATAGACGTTCACGTCTTCTAGCCTTTCTTGCTAATATAGCTCTATTAGTGTGTCTTCCGTCTATATGGTTTAATGTTGCTGGGTGTCCTATATTTCCATAGACTGCGCCCCAGAACTTCTTTTCTAGGTTTTGCTCTATACCAAATGACTTTATAGCATACTTATCTATAAGCTTGATTACATTGTCTTTATAGTGCTGAACATTTAGGATATGTGGGTTGTTTGAGATATTGTCAGTCAAGCAATAGCCGTCTTTTGGTATCATATCTGTTTCCCATTTATCTAGCCAGTCATAATGCTTATTTGGGAACTTGTTGAACTTCATATAAAACAGATTTTCTTTTTTCATTAAATCTATAATCTCATCTAGCGAATGGTCTATATTTTGGAATGTCCAGTCGTGTTCTAGCATAAATATATACTCATCTTTAGCGTTTTCAATCGCCCTGACATATCCCTCGGCCAGTCCGTTGGTAATAATAGGATCTACGCCTAGATGTTTTTTTATTCTTTTAGAGTAGGCTGGCGCTATCCACTTATTAGGGTGAATATCCATATAGACAGTAAGTTCTTGCTCACCAAATGTATCTATAAAACTCTTATATGTTTCAAGTATAGTGAACTTCTTATATGCTACATCACCACAGTTTGTAAATATATTAAGCAATTTTTATATCTCCTTTCTCGATAAATGTGCTTTCATTGCTGTCGTGTATATTCATAACAGCAAGTTCTGGTAAATAAACTATATGGTTAAATTGTTTTGGCATATCTGAGAAGTGGCCATATTCATAAATAAACAAGTAAGGCTCATCTGGTTGATGAATTGCGAATATCGGACTGATACGCTTTAGTCTTTGATAGTTAGCCATTTTATATGTATTTCCGGCAGCGTCTTTTTTAATTGGCTGGATTGATATAGCCTTTCTTCCGTTCAGGTGCTTTTTAACCTCTTCTATGGCGTTAGGAAGTAGCTCGTCATCGCTGTCTATCCCTAGTTGGGTTTCATATCTAGGTAGGTCTGTTTTATCATATGTCGTAAAATCTACAAAAAAGCGACCCTTACGCCTGACCTCTGTTTTTGCATGCATCACTTTTACTCTATCGTGTAGGCTTAGAAACAGTTCGTCGTGATGTGGCTCGCACCATACATAAATATCAAAGTCGCTGTCAGTCTGATTAAGTAAAGATGGCAGAGTATATTTTTTGTATGTTTCTAATCTACCTATAAACTTAGGGTCATCTTTTGCGTAGTGTAGTCTTGTGATTACAGCTAACATTCGTACTCCGATTTCTCTGGGAACATTTCGTCTAGCCAGTGGAAGTATCTACTTGTTGATATAAACTTGCCTTTTGGTATTTCGCCTCTGTATGATTTCTTATCCTCGTAAAACTCACCGCCTATATTATATACATTTCCATAAACAGTTCGGTAGAATATCGGTATAGGTAGCATGTGAGACCTTATGCGCCTAATGATTGTTTGTAACTTATGTTTATTAAATACCATTGGAGCGTGGAGTTCGTAATTCTTGGCGTCTTTCATATTGAGATAATCGAGTGTTTTAACGACTGATCGTTTGTGATAGCTTACTGGCTTTGGTATCTCTCGGTAAAGTGGCTCAATATCGGTTGGCTCTGTAATGTAAAAGTCATCATTCATCATTATAAAGTCATCAGAGACATCAGATAGACAAGCCTTTTCTACCTTGCATAATACATCTATAAATGGTGTTTGGTTTGTTTTGTGTGGTATATGGACTATATCTTTAAACCAATCCTCTTTATCGCCTATAATATAAACCTTATCGTGCTTGATGTTCTTTAAACTCCTAAGCGAGTATCGTAGTTCACGACTATCACCGTTTGATTTGTATGTATAAACTACATCCATTATAACTTTATAACCTCTCCATTATTGACGATAAATGGCATTCTTACGCCATAAGACATCATCTCTTTTAGTTTATCTGGTTGCATGCCTATTATAATTACATCATACCCTAAACTCATATATTTATGTATTAGTAGAACATTCCTGCCACACTCACAAGCGACATATAATTTGTTTATAGATACCATTGCTCTTTCACTCCTTTCATTTTTATTATAAGCTCTTTTGTTCCAGGGTGATAAAAATATCCAAATAAATCATTAAAGTCTTTAATCTCTTTTGCGTGGTCTCGTATGCTGTCTATATAGCATTGATAGACATAATGGTCACAATATAAAAGCGATACTTGCAGATTAGTTTTTACAAGTATCGCTGAGTCAGTTAATATGATGTCAAATCCCTTAGCTTTATGTATCGCCACCATATTATCATATAACCATAATTGTTTTAATTTTTCAATAGTATATTTTTTAGTATTAGCTTCTGTAACCAGTTAGCCCTATTGAGCCTTGCTTTACCGATTATCTTAGCTATTTCTCGCAAATCTTTGGTCATTTTATTGCCCTTTGTTTGATTCGCTTTTTTACCTCTCGTAGAGTTATATCGTATTCGTAGGTTAGCCGTAGCTTTTCTAGTTTACTAATAATAATCCTTCCTTTAAGTGATATGCTTTTGTTTTTGGTGTGTTTGTCTTACTATTTATTATACTTTATTGACAGGTTTTCTGCGACTTATTGTGCCACCCTTACGACCAGATTCAGCTGGATCTGCTTTTCCGTGAGCAAAGGTATGACCTGTTCCATTAGCACCACCTTTAGCACCAATGCTTTTTAGATGTTCTCGCCAAGCGTCATAGCTTCCATATTTGTTAATCATTGTTTCTCGGTATTTAGTTCCGCCTTTTTTAGTTTGCATTTTATTGCCTTTCTGTTACAGTTGTAACCTCATTATGTTTTATGTCTCTAAACTCCGGTATTAGTTCACGGTTATATTTCGACATATAAACTCTTTTCTAGCTTTAATAGCTTTTTCTATATTTGTATATGTTCCCAATGACAACAATTTACCATTAAAGTATATTCGCACATAATATCTCATTCCCATTGATTTTGATGGACGCTCTGCTATACCGATATTACGGTCATAAACTCTTCTGGTATTAGACGCCTGTTCTCGCCTAGTTGCCCATCTAACATTGTTAGGTTCATAGTTACCGTCATTATCTATCCTATCGAGTGTATGTGCGGAAGTTGGTCTTGACCCTACATCTTCTAAAAAATTCTCATAGCTCTTTAACCATCTATCGCATACTGTAATTCCACGACCACCATAATTCTTAAAATGTATACTGTTAGTATTAGTAACACGCTTAATCATATTATGCCATGCTGTATATTCTGGAGATGACCCTTTGCGATATATCTTATTATAGTGCGTAGAACAATAGCCACACGCCCTATATTGATTTGCACATCCAGCTATGCTACATTTCTTTTCTTTACTCATCTATAAACCCTCTTAATGTTATTCCGTATTCTGTATCATTACAGTTTTCGCTTATGTATTTTAGAGCTTCAGCTAGATTGTCAAAAGTTATTTTAGTGGTTTCATATTCACCTTGATATTCAATGACTATGTATTTGAGTTTAGTCTTTTTAAGTATTACTCCGTTGTCTGCTGACATCTTACTTCTCCTTAGTTAATTGGTTAATACGGTTATCTCGTTCTTCTCCAAAATACAACTCTGCTGTTATTCCTGCACTATGTTGGACTTCTGAGATTAGCTTCCACTCATCTATCCTTGCTTCTTTTATCTTTTGGTCTAATAGAGTGGTGATAGCTCGCTTCATATTATTCCAGCGTTCTAAAGTTCCGTCTGAATACTCGTCAGTATCTTCGTCATATTTAAGTGATACAAATGTTCCAACTATTTTATCTATCTCTTCCCCTACTGAGTTAGGTTTATTGGTCATTAGATTGCTCCTTTATAATAACGTTATTATTGATAGTTGATTTGTAATAATTACGTTTTATTCTGCACTCATTTACTTATTTCCTTGTTTAAGTTGGTTGATACGGTCTTTAATCTTTTTAACATATTCGTCTTGACCTATCTCGCTGAATGTAGCCTCTAAGTCTAGGTGTGACCACAAGCCCTGCCTACGCTTTATCAGTCTTCTTTGTGAGTCAATGAACGGTTTAACGACTAAGCGTATATAGCGTTTTAAGATTTTTATTTTTAATTTATACACCATCTTATTGATTCTCCTTTAACTCTTTAATACGGTCATCAATTACCTCGTTATCCTTAATAGCAGTATAGAACTCTCTAATGGGTGTATGCGTGATTGGTGTTCCCTGTGTCCATCCAAAACCACCTGTCGGTTCGCCACTTTCGCAGTCAATATCTATATTAAAGAATAAGTCTTTGTATCGTATAACTAACTCGTCTATCGGTTTACCGCCATTTGCGAGTTCCATTCTAACGCCAGTTTTTACCCAGAACATTTTTCGTTCAATATAATCGTGTAGTTTACTCATTCGCTGTCTCCATAGTTATAATTGTCTTTTACGACTGCACCAATATTATCCACCACGATATACCCTGCGTTTTCTAACAGTTCAGATGCCTTTTCGCCAGCAGACATAAACTGATGACCCCATTTATCATTACAATACTGCTTATACATTGAGTAAAGTGCGTCTAATAGTTCTTTCTTTTCTTCCTTTATTAGTGAGAGTAGAGATTTATTTCTGACTTCTTTGGCGTGTAATAGGTCAACATCTAACCGTCTTTTGTCGTGATGTTCTAGTTTGAAAAGTGCCTCGTAAGTGTTTACTCGATTTTCATAATTCCGATATATACCATCTAGTTGTTCGTTCATAACTATCTCCGTGTAATCCCGATTGCTAATTCAAAATTAAATAGGTCAAAGTGAATATATTTCTCAGTTTTTTCCCATACAATGCCGAAACCAAATTGCTGATGCGATACCATCCATTTATCAAAATATACACCAAACTTATTACCAAAATCGTCTTTCATTTCTTGCTCTCCTTTGTTTGTGAGTTGGTCATAACAATACTCATCGTAAATTATTGTGTATGGGTTATACCATTCCGTATCGTCAAGTGCCTTTTTAAGTGCCTTAGCGACAGTTTTAATTCTTTTATGATTACCCCAGATATACAGGTCTTGTGCGTTATCTGATACTCGCCAGCACCTACTATGGGCAAATACAGTTCCCTTATCATCTGTGAGTTTAAAACTCGCACAAGGACAACTACCATCGTAATCTTTCGCAAGTTCAAACACCCACTTTGACTGTTTAATTTGCTCTTCTATTGTTTGTGAGTTGGTCATAACTGCCCCCATTGTGTTGCCATAGCGTCTGCTATACTTTGAAATGTTTTGCTTCTTGCCTTTTGGCGTTCTGCTGCCGACATACCTTTAATTCCTTCTACCCAGTTAATTGGTTTACCATAACCTTTTTTACCTTTTAATATGAATAGTGGTGGTGGTTTTACTGCTTTAGATTTATCCCACTCAAGTTGCGGTAATCCCTTTAACCAAAGACAAGTTCGCTTTTGATAAGGTTCACCAAAATAATATGGGTGTATAATCTGGTCGTATTTAGGCAACCCGAATATCTTAAACTGAGTTGGATTTTCAACACATATCCTTGGTATTGGTGCTTCTAATAGTTTAGTGAAAAACTCGGCTGCTTCTACGCCTTTTTGGTATCGTTCTTGATTTAGAACGCCACCACCATATAGGTGTTTTGCTGCGACTACCGATAGATAAGTGCAAGGTGGGTGAGCAATCATCATATCGTATTTACCTGAGTATGCTTCTACTAACGCATCGCCCTGGATATGCCACTCTGGGTGTCCACCACTACAAGGTAAAATATCACAACTATATGCTTCATGTCCTAGTTTACGAAACGCCTTACAGACAGTTTGACTTTCCTCACAAGCAATAAGTATTTTCATTACTTGCTCTCCTTTGTTTGCTTATTTAGGTTGGTACTTGGTAAGTCAGTTGCGACTTCTATATTGTAACTATCATTGCCAAATATTATAGTAACCACTCTACCTTGCTGACAATAATACATGGGGCGTATCGCTGTTCTAGGTGATATTAAATCGCTTGGAGTCAAATTAGGCATAATCTTTACCCATTCGCCTTTTGTTTGTGAGTTGGTCATACACTACTCCTTTATAATAACGTTATTATTGATAGTTGATTTGTGATAATAACGTAGTTTCTTATCTTCACTTATAGGGTTAGTCATAGTTCGCCTCGCACTTCGTCAGCCACTTCTTTAATCTTGTCTTCTTTAGCGTCTAAGTATTCAAGCTGTTTATCAATCTCAGCATACTGTTGATATAACCATACTTCTACATCTTTTAGGGCGTTCTTCCTAATTAGTAGTTCTATCTTTTCCATAATTATTTACCTAACTTTTCTTTAATTTCAGCTATGGAGTAATCTACACCCTCTATGTTTATGGTTTGTTCTTTGACCTCAACGTCTATACCAGTAATGTCTTTGAAAATCTGTGCGTCGAAGTTCGGTAGGTTTAGCACCTTTTGGCGTTCTTCTTCGTCGCTGTCTTTCCAGTAGTTAGCCCAAGCCTCTTCCCAAGTGTAGGTTTTTAAATAACCTTGCCTTACAAAGAATTGTGGGTCGGCTTTCTTTTCTTCATCGGTCATATCTGACTCTGGTATCCACTTAGTTAGATAAAACTCATCAAAGTCAGGGTGGTCTATGTCGTCCCATTTAAGATTGGTTTCTTTATTGAATAACCTAACCGTTCCCTCTGTAGAACAGAATATCCCACTCTCTCTATCGGTCGAGTTCCCGTAGCCTGAGTTCCCGTAGCCTGAGTTCCCGTTGCCTGAGTTCCCGTTGCCTGAGTTCCCGTTGCCTGAGTTCCAGTCGCCTGAGTTCCCGTTGCCTGAGTTCCCGTAGCCTGAGTTCCTGTTGCCTGAGTTCCCGTTGCCTGAGTTCCTGTTGCCTGAGTTCCCGTAGCCTGAGTTCCCGTAGCCTGAGTTCCTGTTGCCTGAGTTCCAGTCGCCTGAGTTCCAGTCGCCTGAGTTCCAGTCGCCTGAATTGTGATTTCCAGTATTCTCTATACCCGTATTATTAGTTGCCATTATTTTATTCCCCTTTCACTAGTTCTTATCCACTTTCTCCATACTTGTTCTTGACTAATCCAAAACCTATGTTCATATTTGAATATGATTAGGTCGGTTAGTGCTTGGTCTATCCAATTAAGTGGTTCAAGATTTTCCATATTTTCCTTTCAATCGCTTTTCATAGCGTCTATTAAGTTCGTATTCGGCTCGCTGTATCATATACATAAGTAGTTCGTCATCTAATTCTTGTATCTGTAATTCTATCTTACGCATTTTGATTTGCATTTTGCGTTCGTCTTTGTCGTCAGTTAAGATTGGCATTATTCTCTTTCCAGCCTTTCTTGTATTTGAGCATCTATTAAGTCGTCATCTTTATGCTCGTAATTATCTGTTGCTAACTGTTCAATATATTCGTCAATCTTCCAAGCGTCGCCTGATAGATTTTCTGCTGAATAGTGATCGCTGAACTTCATTAGAACTTCCCCACTATCATTTACAGCTCTTAGTTCAAAGGTTATACCTTCGTGTTCTAAGAATTGTTCTATTATTTGGTCTGTGTCCATATTGTGTCCTTTCGTTTATTGACATTATTATAGTATCAAATGCTAATGTTAAAAGCAATATGTTTTTTAGACTTTTTTTATAACCTGGGGATAACTCTACCACCAGTTATTTTGTAGCCAAAACTCATAAGCTTTTAGCCAGCTACCATACCTTTGGACTGCGTAACTCTCAAAGAAAGCATTTTGACATTGATAGTCTGTCTTCCAGTTCGGACAATCCTTTTCAAGTTGTCCATTACAATCTTGCCCAAGTCCTTTACAACCGATAGAGTTTATTGCATCTAATCGCATTGAGCTTTCTTTCATATAGATAAAGTTTCGTGCTTTAACTTCGGTTGATATATCCTGTTTGGCTTGCTGAGAGCTTGTCTGTGCGACTTTAACTGTCTGAGTGGTATTATCTACCTTTTTAGCCTTTAACGTGCTAGAAGGCTCGGCTATGACCTTCTGCGTTATTTTAACTCTGATATAAGGCTTTTGATTTCACGAACTCGTGTAATAACGGTTGCGTCTGTTTCGCTTGCCTTTGATTGACCAGCTTTATAGCCAGCGTCGTATGATTGGTTGCGTAGGTAGTTTACGCCTAGACCAGATAATGCTGCTAGGATTACTACTACTATTCCGATCAAGAGTGTTTTTACTTTAATAGTTCGTGGTGCTTTTACTGTTTTTTCTTTTTTTGCCATTGCTGACTCCTTTTTATTTATTAAGCGTATGGTGCTAGTAGCAACGTAGAGATTTACACTCTACATGAGACCTTTTCCCACCTTATCCGTGTACTTTGGGGTGAGGCTATTCTTCTGCTTTCTCGAGCGGTATCTTTTGCGATTATCACCAACAACCTTTCGGTTCGTACTTTTTTCTATGGTGTCCTCCAGCATGCGTTAGAGGGTGTACTCCGCTACTTGATACTATTCCACAGCCCTATAGCATGGACTGACTGTGTTCACTTAACAGCACAACCTGTACAAGGAACGCCCTAGCGTCTACTTATTCCGCCAGTTACTACCAGCACTACTACGCTTAATTGTTAATGTTCACTCGATGACCTGCGAGAGCCTACTTGACGCTATTTGACCCTTACGTTTCGGGCTTTGAGATGGATTACACATCTGACTAGGTTGTATTGGCTCTTGTAGATCATCGAATTTGTTAATGTTCTGAACCGGCATGGGCTTATTCGCTAGATACTCATTTACCCTGGAGTGTTCTTATTGTGCTGGTTCTTCAATCCTTTCTGATTGATAGTCTCATTGTAGCATACGCTAATGGTTATGTCAATACTAACATTAGCATATGTGTCTATTATGTGGATAACTTTTCAGCCCAGTAAGAATAGGGTTGTTTTATTACAAGTAATCGTCTAGCCATTATGTTGTTATAACGATCTGGGTAGTTCTCCATAAACCACTCAGCAAACCATAGTGGCGATTGATGTGCCGATTCTCTTTTTAAGGTATGACAGCCTGAGCATAAAACTATACCATTTTCCAAGTCCCACCGGACTGCATGATTCCTGCGACCTATAACGTGATGGGCGTTTGGTGTGGTGTTAGAGCCGCACACCTGGCAAATCACATCTCTCTCGTGAATTGCCTTGCCCCATAGTTTATCTAGTTTCTTTGATTCAACTTTTTTCATAACTCGTTTTTATGAACTCCGTATTTCCATATATAAATCCAGTCGATAATCTCATCAACTGTTATTAATAGTTCTGGTTCGGTTTCTTGTAATTCCCTAGCCATTATAATTTTCCCAGCTCATCAACTCACCAATATCACTTATATCAAAGTTTGGTTCTCGACCTTTTGCTTCGTCTAGTACCTTAAATGCTTTATTAAACTTATTTGCACCGCTTTCTAAGAATGTCGAATCGCAATGATATAGTTTGATTCGGTGCGGTGCTTCGTTCTCAATAACCCCAAAGTACACATTTGTTGCATCTTTCAAGAAGTCGTAAACTGCCGCCTGTAAGTCATAGTGCATATACAAAGCCTTTTTATCGAATGAATCAAATATAATGCTTGATACAAACTTCCAATCAATGATATTAGTTGCTTCGTTATCACTTGATACAACATCTAAAACACCTTTAACATTATGTACATTAGCCTTTTTTTCTACTATCAATTCTGTAGCGCAAGGAACTTCTAGGAATGGCTTTATCCTTGGATGATTAACTACTCGATCAACAATCTTGTTTATCTTTGCAATCTTTTCTTCGGTCACGATAATAGTATCATCCGGCTGTTTATCTCGCCAATCCTTAGCCTCTTTTGTTCTAAAACTATCGTAAGTTGAAATGGCTATCTTTGCTTTTTCGCCACCTAGTCTCTCGGATATTAAAGAGTGAATTAATCGCCCATCGCTCATAGCTGACGTATCCTTTTTTGGAAATAGCCCTAATTTTTCGCCCACAGCGTAGTCGTAGCCTTTTTCATATACTTTAGTAAGAAAACTTGGAGATAGGTTAATTGCTTTCATCGGTTGCTCCTAATGTGTTGGCAATTTTTGAGCGAGCCGTACTAACTACTTGTAGCTCTTCGTCTGATTGATCGTCGTCCCTTAATAGATTGCGCCCAAATAAATTACCGAATGACTTTGCGGCGTTCTTGATAGCCTCGGTCTTTGCTTTAGGGATTGCCAATACACCTGCACTTTGCATTAGTTGAGTGAAGTCAGTCGGTGCTGCGCCCTTAACCGTTTGAAACTCGGCGAATCCAATACCGTCTGATACTAATGATTTATCAGAGTTTGGTATATGCGCTGTTAGCCTTACAATTACATAGAATCCGTTTATAACGTGACCCTCTCGCAGTATCTCTACGCTCCAGCCAGCAAATAAACCATCTAAGAGGCGTTCTACGGCTGTTATAGGTAGGTAATCAAACTTACCATACTGATGGTGTCTTACGATTGATTTCGGTGGTTTAGTGTCTAGTATCTGCTTATATGTAAGTTCAGTTAGTTTTTGTTTTGCTACTGTCTTTTTCAATATAGCCAGTTCTTTGGTATTTAATTCTTCATCCATTTTGTAATCCTTTCATTGATTATGTATATATTTTATCACACGCTAATGATTTAATCAACTGTTATACGATTGAGTTTTCCACAGCCTTTTGGTATAATAACATTAGTAGCCCCAGACAATCTTTGTTCTATACAATCCTTTCAAACTGGGGCTATTTCTTATTGACAAATAAACATAATCGGAATAGTATTTACTTATACGATACTTGAACGCCATAAGATTTTATATAAGCCGTTAGTTAGACCGTATGCACCTTTGTGATGAACCGTAAGTAGCCTCCTATTTATGGTTATATACCCAAACAGCCCCAGCTATCACTACATGGGGCTGTTTTTTATAGTTGATTATAAAACAATTAAGGCGTATAATAACCATTAACTGATTACACAACTGAAATATGTAATCAGCCAATAAGAGTAAAAGAAAACAGCCTCTTACGAGACTGCTTCGATTACACAACTGAATTGCTATTATTATAACAAAGTCAGTAACCTTATACAATACGCAGACGTGCGATCATAACAAGTTATCAAAAGGGTATATAACTTGGTCTATTAAACATATCTTTAAATAGGGGGTAAAATGACAAAATCAATCTCAGAACTAGTAACTAGTAAAAAGGAACTAGTAAATAGTTTAAAACTAGTAACTAGTTGTGAAAAAAGACTTAGTAATTTAGAAATTAGGGTTAGAGTTTTAGAACTAGGTAGAGATTTGCTCTGCTTGGAATATCCTAATGATATGACGGCATGGTATTGTAAGTGTTATAAAGAACTAGGAGAGCAAAAGTTTGGTATAATCTGTTCGATGGCTAGGCAGGGTAAAAAACCGAAGTCATTATTTGGCTGGCTATTAAAACAAGAGATTATGAAATGACAACACTTAAAAAAGGTGAGGGTATAGGCAAAGAGTTCTCACCAACACGCCACATAGGTATGAAGAGCCGAGCCAACCGGATTAAAGAAATCAATAAACTATCGGCCGTATCACTAGAACGACTACAGAAGAAATACGGTGATCCTAATCCACATAAAAGACGCTACGTTGTTGATAGTAAACTTAATTTAGTATCTATAGATTAAAAGAGTCCTGCACACGCCAGAGTTATGCAGGACTTTATCTTTTACTAGAAATGCTTTGAACATCATTCATTATATCATTAAATCCACCGCTCAAGAAATTATATTATTTTAATGCTTGGTGTATATGTTGTTACTGCTATTACAGTTATTTGCTAATTCTCTGGCAGAATTACTAACGTCCATATACCAAGACTCCAGCTCTTTACTGAATACATCTTTTACAGCTTTTAGACGGTTTGTATCAGTTGTAGCCTCTACTAACGTCATTATTCTGCCGTATAGATTACCTTTTACTGACCAATCTAATATCGGATCTACAACGAGTTGCGGTACTTTCTCACCATCTAGGTTGGTTAGGTATTCGTTGTATACTACAGCTACAGGCCAATCGCCCGATAAACCCTTAGAACCATCACTGAACACTATCTCTCTTGTTTTATCTTTCATAACTAAACTCCTCTAAACTAAACTTGAGCGGTGGATTTAATGATATAAATGTACTATTTCTATATAGTTATAATACTATAACCTTTATATAAAAGAAAGTCTATTCATCCAATCCTGAGAATAACTTACCTATTATTACTGCTAACACCAATACTGATGTTATTATTAGTAGTATTTTCATGCCGAGTATAACTTTCCTTTAAATAATGTCGTGTGGTTTATAATTGGCACATCTTGAATCTGAAACCATTTATCATTCTTTAATTTGTCTATTATAACAAACCCTTGTTGCCAGTTTGGGTCTGATACATATTCGGGATTAAGATCGCATAAACAACCACTACCTACGCCAACGATCGTATCGCTATCCATTGTCTTATAGTGCTTTCCGAGCCTGTGTGAATGACCTTGAACTATACAGCACCCATATTTATCAACTAGCCATTTCTCTGTATAGGCTGAGTGCTGTGCCGCTTTGTTGAAGTGTCCGACCTTAATCTTACCTAATTGGTAATAAGCATCTTTACCTTTTGGCTTCACAAATTGAATACCTCGTTCTTCTAAGTTAAGCTTACCCTCAATTGTTAGCTCTGGAATACAAGCATACTCCGGTGTATTCTTCCAGATGTTTCTTAGTTGTCTAGCCTCGTGATTGCCGAATACGAATATTATCTCTTTCTTATGAATGTGTTGTAACTCGTCTAAGAGTTTATTAGCCTGTTCATACTCGTCTTGTAGATTGAAATCTCTCTCTGGGTCTTTATCAAATGTTGAGATAGAATAGCAGTCTAAAAAGTCACCATTTATAATTACTCGATCTGGCTTAATATCGTATATTACTTGAAGTAAGATACTCCAAGCTTTCCGATCAATATATATTCCATGCGTATCACCGAATACTACTGTAGTTTCAATATTTTTGTTTATCATCTACCCTCCCTTTTTAACGAGTCATAGCTCGCTTTGCATTTTTTAAACACCTCATCATCTATATGTTCTAAAGTATATTTGCCTACCTTCTTAGCTGGTTGTCTTATTCTTAATTGTTCGCCTGCGTCTTTAGCTCTCTCAATCTCTGTGATAGCCTGTAATGGTGTTGGCATTTTAGGTGGCTCATATTCTCTATGAATATTATCGTGAATGTCTACTGGCGTGAATTGTTGGTGTGTTTCAATCTGTCTGAAACATAGATACAAAGCACATCTGCCAAACATTTTTCTAGTCCAGCACTCGTGATGTAAGTTCCAATTTCTATTCGCCTCTAAATTAAGAATACTATCCTCAAAAGAGAATAGCTCTAAAGTAGAGACTGGCACACCTTGTCTTGTTGGGTATGCCAGTCGTTCCATTAGTCCTCTATCGCCTCAATAGCTACCGATCCTAATTCTCGTTCTGCTTTTAGCCTTTCAAATAACCTTTGACGTTCTTCCGCCATCATCTCTTCAATGGCTCTATAATTGACATCTGCACCTAACTCGTGTAATTCTTTTAATAAGTTACCTTGTCCAGCGATTAACTGTTCACTTCTTTCCATAATAACTCCCTTATTTATACTTTTCTAAACAAGAAATAGTATATATTACAGTGATGATAAACATTATCACCACTAGTTCTTTCATTACTTTAACCAGTCCTCTATGGCATTTTGTAGCCAAGAAACAAAGCCAATGATGGCCGATAAGCCACCAACTTGTACGACGAATGGAAGAGCTGACACATAGTCAGATACCTGTGGAGTTGATAATACTGCTGTAAATACAGCTAACATTGGAATGAGAGCTTGTAAGAATGTCCTCAAGCCTTTTACAATTGGTTTATCTTTATTCATTGTTTGCCCTTTCCCACGAAGTAATCGTGAATTATGTTCCAAAGTCCTTTTAGAACCGAGATGAATTGTTCTATGGCGTTTAGTCGTGCGTCTTGTTCTTGGTCTTTAGTTTTAGTCCCAACTAATATGATTTCATCAATCGGCTGGGTAGTAATCGTGCGAGATTTAGTTACTCGGCTTGTTTCCT